TCACAGCTTTGATAAGCTCCGGCTTCGTCATCTTCTCCAGCGGCTTTGCCTTGCTCATATCCGGTATTCCTCCAGCGATCGCGGCGGGTTTGTACGCCTTTGCGCGTTATAGTCAAGCGCCATTAGTTCGGCGTTCAACTGGTTTATGTCGGTTTGCATGACGTCGATGCGGTCGTGGATCGCTCGAAACTTGCCGCCGATGACTGCGCCAGTCCAAATCCATGCACCCAAGGCAGCGAAGAATAGTCCGGCTTTCATGGATCAATGCCCCGTTGCGCGCAGAATTATGTCAGCGACGGCGGCCACGACTGTACATGCAACCGATATCGCAGCGAATACGCAAGCCCAGTCACCCGCGTTCATGTCAGTCCCTCCACGTCAGGCGCTTAATTGCTTTGACGCAATCGTATTGCGCTGGCGTCACGCGGTAGAAGCCCCAAAACGCGTGACGCATTTCGCTGTCCGCGACGACGGAAACGAGACATTCGGAAAGTCCCTGCGAATTACAGAACTTCGCCACGTCTTGCGGGCTGGCGTGCCATACTGCGATCGTACGCATGTCAGTACACCAACCGTTTGCCGGCTTCGGGCTTGTAGCTCGCCACGCTGACGAAGGTTTCGCCATTGGGCAGCTTCTCGATTTGGGCGGGGGACTTCAGCGCGCGGGTAAACGCGGCATCGCCAAACTGCTCTTGCGCCAGTTGTTCGGCGGCAGCCTGATCGTGCCACTTGCGATGCACGATCGCCGGCTTGACGACAACGCCCGGGATTAGTTCGCCTTTGCCGATCGCGCGGGCCTGCAGTTGCGCGTCAATGGCGGCTTGGAATGCGCCGATCGACTGTACGGCCTTCAACATGGGGACGAGGTTAGCGCTTTCGATCGCTGCGGCGTCAATGGCCTGCAGGCGCGCAAGCACGCGCTCCAGATCGGCGTACACTTCGTTGACGGCGGGAATGTTGGAAGTCATGTTGCTCTCCAGCAAGGTTGCGTATGGTGGGTTTGTACGGGAAGGTTTTGGGGCTGTCAAGCCTTCTTTGCGATAAATGCGGCGGCTTCGGCTTCGGTGTCGAAGTTCATTTTGCTCTCCAGCGGGGTTCGTCGTTTCGATGTACGTATGTGTACAGGTCCCTAGGGATTACGTCAAGCGTTATTTCGGGATATCTTGAATTTATTTTCGGGGGTGCGAATTACCCGTACGGCGCCGCCAACCCCAGCCATGGGACTAACCCACGCGGCGCGGTTGACGTCACGTCGGTAGCCGGCCGCGACCAGCACGGCTTCGGCTTCCGCAATCGTGTTGTACGTCGTGTCGTCATTCATGCTTCACCTCCGGTCAGCAGCGCAATCATGAAACTAAACGCAAACCAAGAACACACTGCCGTTGTCCGGGTCCGCAGGCTTGCGGCGTTTCATGTTCGATGCTCCTGGCGTTTGCCGTACTTGTACGAGGTTTCCGTGTCCAGCCCTAACAGCCACGCCAGCTTGCCGACTTCCGGCTTCTCGCAGATCGTGTCCCAATGAGCCACGGCGGCCCGTCCGTTGATCGGTGAAGCCGCAACAGCCAAACGCAGCGCCGACCGTGCAGGCTCGTCAGCAGCCGCTAGAACGCGTTGTTTGCGCTTCGTACGTTCAAAGTCCGATCGCTTTAGCCGTCCGATTGTCACAAGATCGTCAATAACGCTCGCAAGTAATCCGCCACACATAGCCGCTAACTCGTTTGGCAATCCGGCTTGTCTGCAGGCTGTCGTCAGCGTCGGGCTTTCCATCCGTACAAGCGTGCGTATTCTATCCGTGCCCTTGTGAGCCGTTTCAACAAAGAATTGCGGCAACCGCACTGTAGGTAACGACGTTCCCATGTCGGGACCGTAGGTCCATTCCCCCGCGTAGGCAAGGGGCATCCCAAGCGTAGCGCCTAGGGATTGCCCCATTGGGGTAATTGGGACGTAGTCCCATACCCGTAGGGTTAGGGATTGATCCCTAGTGATTTCGTCCCTTGGGTGTCCATTAAGGACGTCCCTAGTGATGCCATTCTCTAGGGACGTCCTAAGAGGGTATTGCGGTACTCTGTGGGGTGCGACATTCTGCCGCATTGCTAATCCCTAGGGACGGTGTATTGTGTGCGTACTGGAACCGCTGGAGAGCAACATGACCCGCAAAATTGCCGCTAAACTGCAGAACAAAAAGAGCGGCTTCATTTACGCCCTGGTCAACAACGGCGACGGTACGTACAGCGTGCTAAAGCAGTGGCAGAACTACAACGGCCGGGTGCGCGGCGGGTTTACCGTACGCTGGACCGAACCATGCAAGAACGTTTCGAAGGAAACCGCCCGCAAATATTTTTACGAAAAAGTCGGGCCGCAGGCTTGACACGTCCCTAGGGAACGCGTACAACTCCGTACATAGAAACGCTGGAGAGCAACCATGGACACCCGCCCCGAAATCGAAGTCACGTACGACCACTTGGCCGCGTTCTGGCACGCCGACAGCGCCTATACGGCGACCTTTGGCAGCTATGATCTGGATTGCACGTACGGCACTGGCCGCACGCCGCTGGACGCGATTGTTGATTTGCTCGATAAGACGGAGGGCTAGGCCGTGTGGACAGCATTCAAAGGCGCCACGGGCTACGAAGCGCAGCTTTGGCGCGTAGCCGTACACCTGCCGTACTGGCGTTTTCTTCGCGTTGGCGTGATGCCGCGCATTTACTTCGATCGGAGCTAACCATGGCAATCAAACTCACCGGCCCGCGTTCGATCAAAAGCAAACTTGAACGCTTGGCCGACGAACTGGAAAACGACGCCACGCGGATCATGCGCGAGACGCCAGAGGATGGCAACACCGTGGACAGCCTGCAATGGCTGGCCGTACAGTTGAAACGCGAAGCACGGGGGATTGTGTGATGCACCACGCCGTAGGAGTTTTCGCGATTGTGTCCGCAATCGCATTTGCATTCGGACAGCGTGCGGCGCAGGTCGTCGTCGGCCTGGCGTTGATCGTCATGGCAGCCGCTGCGTTGTTCGTTGGCTTTCTCGTTGTAACAGGATCAATCTGACATGAAAATAAGTACCGAAGCACTAAACGCCCGCGATGCAGAGGAACGCGCGAAAAACTTTAGTTCTTTCAGCGCGCGGATTGTTGTTATTGATGGCGACGAACTTATTGTAATTGTTTACGGCAACGGCCCAACAGTGCATCTTAATACTGTCATGCGTGCAGTCGCAGCGATGCCGTTAATTGATGTGAGGGAAAACTAATGCACGACCGCACACCATGGACCCGAGGCGCAACGGGAAACCACGTCATAAAAAACCGTACGTACAAAAACCTGACAGAGTTTTCCCGCCCCTGTCAGGCGTGCGGCAATCCGTTTTCGATTTTCGTAACGTCAAAGATTGCGGACGGGCTAGCCGACAGCAACAGCTTTGGGCTGAAGAATTGCGAACACCACCGCCGCAACAAAAGCGCGGGTGACACGCCCGACGTCGAAATTGTACGTATGGAAAACAACGTCATGCGGCAGGAACTGGAGGGCCTGTACAGCACGGTCGCAGACCTGACAGCCCGCCTGGCGCAGTACGAATTGGCGCCGGCAATGCATGCTGCAGCGCCACAAAATAAAATGCCTTGGGAGTGAAAATAGCGGTTGACGCGGTCCCTAGGGATGTGTACACGTACGTACATAAGCAACGCAAACCGCTGGAGAGCACATAATGCAACACGTTCTTGGAACCCACACCCTCGAAACCGTCAAATGGGACTTGGAAAAAGCGGCCAAAGGACTGAGCAACCGCACGTCAAGCGCCCGTGCCGAAGCATTTTGGTTTCTTAGCTACGCGCGTCTGACAGCCGAAGCCCGCGAGTTCTTGCAACAGTACGTCGCGAAACAGCACGCTTGACGGCACCGCAAATCACAGCGTAAAAGCAAACCCCCGGCGTTGCGAGCGCCGGGGGTTCGTTAGTCTCCACTCGCGATAAGAGCGCGAATGTCCTTCCCTAGTAGCATTCAGGACTTTTGGACACAAGCCCAAGCGCGCGGATTGTTCCCGTTGGCTATAGCCCGGAACAGCAAGGCCCCCATAGGAGACGGCTGGAATGTTTGGACCCACCCAATACCCCACCCCGGCGCCGGCAGCGTCGGCCTACGTTGTGGCGACGGCGGGCTTTCAGGGTTTGATTGCGACACAGCCAACCCCGACAGCGCAGCAAAACTACTCGCTGCTTTTCGGGCCGTGCTGGGGGCCAATGTTCCCGTGCGTTGGGGGCGTAAACCAAGGTTCCTTATTCCATTCTTTTTGGTAGACGCACCCGTACAAGGCCGTACCTTCTCGTTTCCAGACGGCGAAAAACTCCAGATAATGGGCGGCCAGTTTGTCGCCTTCGGCCCCCACAAAGACACCGGCCAACCGTACGAGTGGGAGAATTGGGATAGCGAGTGGCCGCGTATTACGACGGCGCAGCTTCAACATATCTTGTCCGAAGTCCCGTTGCGCGCCGGCACGTCGTTACGCTTTTCCGCAGAACATGAGACAGCCAGCGCCGAGGAACTGCAATACGTCAAACCGCAAAATATGGACGAGTGGCAGGCCGGCCGCGACGCCGCCATGCGGTACCTTGGCATGCTGAAGCATGAGCTAATGGGCAAGACTGAGGGGCGCGGGTCCACGATCTTCGCCTTGGTTGGCGTGCTGAAGTTCGCGGAGCTAAATGGGCTGTGCACCCGGGCGGAGATTGAAGACGCCATAACGAGCGCCGGACAATCGCTTGACGAAGGGCTTGGCGGACGCACGCTAGGCGAGGAAATATCGCGCCACGATCAATTGCCGGTGTTGCGCGGCAACCTGATTATGCAAGCAATCATGTCGCGCCGTACGATGCTGCAGGGCCTGGCGGACGCGCAGACGGCGCCGTCATTGGTCGCACGTACGGGCTTTGAAATTTCGCTGGAGGATAACACCGATGAATTACCGTGGTTGCTGTACCAGCGTATTTTATGCGGTGAAGTCCATTTTTTCACGGGGCATAGCGGCGCCGGCAAATCAACAGTCGTCACCGATCTTGCCGTGTCGTACCTCACCGGACGAAGTTGGTGCGACGCCGAGATCGAAAAAACTAACGGCCATGTACTTTGGATTGCGGCAGAAGACGACTACGGTACAGAGCGGAGAGTAAGGCATTTGCTGAAGCAGGAGCCGAACGCCCGCGAACTTGCCGCACGCTTTCACTTGATACGCGGCATTTCCGAACCGATGGCGTTTGAACAGCAATGCGTAGCGCAGACGCAGGCAATGGCCGCCATGAATATGCGAGTTGATTTGATCGTGCTCGATACGTGGGGCGCGTCGGGACTGTGCTTCGCAGATAACGATACGGAAAGCGTACTCAAAGCAATGTTCATCCTGAAGAACACGGCACGACGTACGGGCGCCGCCGAAATTGTCACGGATCATTTGCCCATGGGCAACGAAGACGCTTGGCAGAAGGGCAACGGAGCCAAGTCAGGCAATAGCGGCTTTGTGTACCGGATCACATCCAATCGACAGGATGACGTTTCGATCGACTGCGGCAAGGCGCGCGGCGCTCCGAAGGCAAAGAGCTATGTGGGCAAGATCATATCGGAACACTACGGCAAAGACGTCAAAGGCCGTACGACCACGGTTAACGTGTTCAAGCGCGAGATCGCCGTACCGACACAGCAGAAAGAACAGGGTGCGTCAATGCGCCTGGCTGCGATGCTCCCGGGGGTCACGGGCGGCAGTATGGACGCATTGCGCGCCGGCAGCATGGTCACGTTTGAAAGCGTGGCCGCAGCCGTGGGCCATGGTGTCAAGGGCGAGGCGCCCGGCTATATCGTCAACAAAGACGCGGCATTAAAAATGTTTGAAAAGGACGGCATGACGGCCTTGCTAAATGCCGGGTATCTCCGTACAATGCACGGGTGTCCGTTCCTGGCTGTCTATGCGCCGCAGAACGGGGTTAAGCAGAGTTTAACAATTCCTTGGGCGATTGAGTTGCCAACCACGCAAATGGGCATGCCATGGGCCTAGACGCAGACGGCGAATGGGACGGCATCTGCGCTTGCGGCAAGGCAGCACTGGACGGAATACAATGTTTCCTTGGGGCGACACACCTGCCGAAATTCCGGGACCAGATGCCCCAGCCTATGCCGTGGGAGACGCCGTCTATTCCGGCGACTGTCGCGGCACCGTCGTTTCCGTGGACGCAGACACCATCGCAATCGTCTGGAGCGACGGAGACGGCGGAGCCATTATCTACCCCGTGGAAGCTTCCTATTTGAGAAAGGCGATGCCGTGGGAACAGTCTTCTTTAGGTTAGTGGCCGAACTGCCGTGCATCGCAGGCGTGATGATTGCTGGCGCCTTGGCGTACAGTGATAAGTCCGCTTGGGTGTGGGCTTGGTTCCTTTTGTTTGCGTATTTGAACATCATAACGGGCGGTACCAGAAAGTGACCTACCCGTGGGAACAGCTACCCGCCACAACCGAACCAGCGCAGCCGCTGGCCGTGGCCGACGTCGTCGGGCTGATCCAAGCCGATTTGCGGTTTATGACCGCGTACACGGCTGTACAAGTTCACAGCACACGGCCGGCGCTGGAAATCGTGGTAAACACCCCGCGCGGCCAGATCGTACCCCGGGGGCAAAGCTCGTTCACGGACGGCACTACAATTGAATTTCAGGATATCGGCATGCCGCAGCCTGGCGCCCCCGTCATGACGGTAAAAGACCTTATGGCGATGGTTTGGGAAGTCGCAACCGAATTGGGGCTGGAGTTGTCGCTGTGAGGTATTTTCCGCTGTCCACAATCGCGCAAAGCCCGCTTATGTCGCCCGTGTATGCGTGGGAAGTGGCTAACGCATACCATACTAGCCAGTTATCGCGGGGCGCTATGCACGCCTGCGGTTACGTCATTGAGCACACAAAGCCGCATGAAACCCCGCTTGTAATCATTGAGAGCGTCGGCACCCCCATGCGCCGGGTCTATATCGACTATCCCGAAACCGAAGCCTGGCTGGCGCTGGAACGTGGCGGGTTCGTACTGACAAACGAGTTTTTCGGGTTCGTGGTTGATGCACTGCACTGAAAAATAGCTGTTGACACGTCTTCAGGGACCGTGTACATGTACGTACATCGAAGACGCCAACCGCTGGAGAGCGACAATGTTCAAACTGCATCAGATCGTAGAACTTCACGGGATCGTCGGCATCGTGTCGAAAATCGAAGGTCGTTTTGTGCAGATCATGTGGGAAGTGGGTACGCACGACGTTGACTTCGTTACTTCAACTGCAATCCAGTGGGGCAAGTCCCGGCGGGGGCTCAAATTCTCATGACAACAGACCAAAAATTGTCAATCGCGCTCGCCTTTTTCGGCGCCTTCGTGATAGGATGCCTTTTATGAGCAAACCCCCGGGCCTACGTATCGAGAGCGCCGCAAGTGTCATTTTGCGCGACACAATTCAGCAACACATGGGCGTGTTTGCACACGTCATTCGTACAGACAGGGCCGCCGGCCAGTCGGTTGCCGCTGCGTATATCGACGGGCTGGCCGGCGCCGCTGCGCTGGTCATAGCCGGCGGCCATGGCAGTCGGGCCGACGTCATAGAAACCACCATCAAGACGTTGCGCGAGGCAATCAACCGCGACCTGCAGCACCTGGCCCGGAACTGAAATGCACGGCTTTCTAAACACCACGTCGCTAACTCCCGCGCCTTTCGTACCGCGCCGGCATCAGCTTGACGGCGTACAGGCGTTGACGGCATACCACGACAGCCGGTTTTCCGTCGCGGAAGTGACGGTAGCTGGCGGCAAATCCGATATGCTCGGGATGCTGGCCGCACACTATCAGCAATTCGGACGCGTACTGATAGTTGCACACAACAAAGAATTGGTGAAGCACAATGCCGCAGCGTGTAAAAACCACGGGATTAGTCCTGGTATCTGTTCATCTTCAATTAGCACCAACGCATTCGCCCGCGTTACTGTTGGCACTATTGGTAGCATTATCAATCGCGTGCACCTTTTCCGTGACGTCGTCGCGATCTTAGTCGATGAGGTGCATATGGTCCCGCCGGCCAAGTCGTCGCAGTACCGACGTCTATTTGACAAGCTGCCCACGGCGAAAGTGCACGGGCTTACGGGCACGCCGTTCCGGGCGGACGGGACCGGGGACCTGGCGAAAACATTCGGCCCGATCGTATTCCGGTATACCTTCCTTGACGCGCTCCGCGATGGCTACGTTAAACCGTTGGTGCCCGTGGACGCTGGCGAAGACGAAACGATTGACGTTGAGGGGCTGAAGACGACGGCCGGTGACTTCGACCTTGACGAAATGGCCCCGCGCGCCATCAAACTCGCACCGAGCCACGCGAAAACAATTCTGGAGGTGACGCAGAAATTCAACCGGCGCCGCGTGCTTATTTTCTGTTGCAATATCGAGCACGTTGATAAGATGGAAGCCGCGTTACAGCGGGCCGGCGTGCAGCGTGTGTACGGCGTGCATTCCAAGTCTGTCATGGGCAAGCGTGACAAGTCCGTGGAAGCGTTCCGCAATGATCCGCAGGGCGGTATTCTGGTTTCCTGCAACATGTTCAACACGGGTTTTGACGTTGTAGATATTGACTACATGGCGTTTTGCCGCGCGACCAAGTCGGCCGTCTACTACGCGCAAGGGCTCGGACGCGGCGCCCGTATCACGCCGCACGCCGCTAACTGCCTGGTATCGGACTTCGGCGGCAACATCCAACGTCACGGCACGCTTGACGCCGTCATGGCTGCACCTGGTCGCATGCTGACGTGCGAGGCTTTGCGCAAGGAACTGCCCGGCTGCGGTACGGAGTGGGAGACGTGGGAGCACGGCAAGACGTGCCCAAGCTGCAACCTGATCCACAAGAGCGCCCCGCGCTGCAAGGCGTGCGACGAACGGTTCGACCCGCATTTCCACGGCATGCGCTGCCCTCACTGCGGCCAGCAACAATCCGAGATCAAGACGTGCGCAGCATGCGAAGAAACGTACGCGGCGTTCCTTCATCCTATTTGCCCATTTTGTCAGTTTGACAACACCATCGCAACGTCACCCGGCAAAGACCTGAAGACGCGCGGCGGAGCGTACGAAGCCGTCAACGTCAAAAAGATCATAGAAGCGGAGCCGTGGCAGCTGGTTGTATCACCGCCGATCAAAAACGACGCAGGCGGGTGGTTACTGACAACGAAGTACACTACGGCGGTTTGGCCGTACGAGCACCTGCCGCAACCGCATTCCATTTACCTGAAGCGCGCGAACAACGGCCGTTATACCGCTGCAGGAATTTACGACGTCAACGGCCAAGTGCATCAAAGGTGAGGAACATGGAAGAACCGATTTTGCAATTTTTTGAATACAAACACCTGCCAACACATTTGCAGGACGTCAGTATGCACTTCCACACGCTTGCTCAGACGGTCGTCAAGACACTGCCGCGCAACCCGGAACGTACGGTAGCGCTCCGCAAATTGCTGGAGGCGAAGGACGCCGCCGTACGCGCCAGTATTTTCGAAGGCTGAAGCCGTGGCCGTCCGCAAAATGGAGGCGCTAAACGTCACCCTGGCGGAACTGAAAAGCGCCGGCTACGTTCCCGTAGTTCTTCGGAACGGCGGGGGCCATTGGAAAGTCAAATGTGAGGGCCTGCAGCCGATCACGGTTGGCGTGTCTTCGAACGACCCTAACGCCTGCCACATGGCTAGGCGTCTTGTACGGAAGATCATGGCGCAAAATAAACGTTGACGGCTTTGCGCCGTTGTCATACAAAACCACGTCAACCATATGGAGACTGAAAAATGCGACTGAGTTTTGATAGTATCGAGGAAGTGCGCGAATTCGTGAAGGGGCTCAAAACGTCACGAACTGGCAAGGGCAGCGACGACGAAGGCGGAGCCGCCACGGGTAGCGCTCCGCAGCCACTCGCACCGCCGCAGGGCGGTCAGACCGGGGGTTTCCCGGGCGCGGGTGGCTTTGCGCCCCCGGGGGGCGGTGCAACACCGGCGGTCGGGGGCTTCCCTGCTCCCGGTGTCACCGGACCGGCGCCCGAAGCGGTGGCGCTCGTCAACCGCATCACGGCGGCAGTTGACAAGGCTGTAGCGTCCGGGCAGCCGGCCGACGCTGTTCTGGCCTGGTTCCGTGGTCAGTGCGGCCCCGAGGCCGCCAACGCCACCATGGACCAGATCAAGGGCCATTTCCTGCCGAAAGCTGCTTTGCCGACGCTGGAAAATATCGCTAAGTTGATGAATGCCTAAGTAGCGACACGCCCGCCCGGCGGCGGAATACGGCGAATGGGCGCCGGGAACGTAGCCCTGAAGCCACAATTTGAAAGTCGCAACCATGTCACACGACGTCTTTAACGCTTCGTCAACGTCAACTTGGATCGAATGCAGTTGGTCGGCGCTGAACGCCGTTCCCGACGCACCGAAAAAGGAAAGCACGTTACTTGCTGCCGAAAGCGGGACATTGCAGCACGAAGACATGGAAGCCGGCGAAGTGCCGGACGTTGAAGCGTTCATTGCGCAACTGGAACCTGGCGCACTAAGCCGCGAAGTCCGCGTACGGATCACGGATAACTGTGGCGGTACAATCGACATACGTAATCTTAATCCGTACATTTCCACCATTCTTGACGGCAAGTTCGGCAAATGGGACGTACCGGCGTTCCACAACATGCAGTTGTTTACGTACGCCGCCGCGTCGCTGCCCGAGACTTCGGCCGAATGGTTTCGGTTCGTGATTTTCCAACCGAACGGCCTTGATGATGACCCGTGGAAGCAATGGATGGCGCACCGCTCTGAAGTGGAGGCGCACCGCTTGCGCGTGTTGCGAGCCGTCAACGATCGCAGCGCTCCGCGCCCGGGTCCACACTGCCGATGGTGCAAGGCGTTTCAGGCGTGCCCCGCGATGGCTACGGACGCAGGTTTTTTGGTCGGCGCAATGTCGCGGCGCATTGAAGACCTGACGACGGAAGAAATTCTCCGCATGTTGCGCATGATCCGCGCGCTAGGCGACGTCAAGGAAGTTTACGAAGACGCGCTGACCACGCATTTGAAAATGGGGCGCACGGCAGACGGCGCGTCGCTGAAACCTGGCCGCAGCTTCCGCGCGTGGAACGACGCACAGCAAGCGGCGGCGGTCGGCTGGCAACACTACGGCCCCAAGGGCGTCAAACCGCTGTCGCCGGCACAGTTTGAAAAGCTCGGTATCGAGGGCAAGAAATACGCGGCAGTTGGATCACACAAACCGGAGGCGCCGTTAAAGGCGAGCTATTGAACATGGGAACGAAACAAAGCGAATTGAACAACGCACTTGACGGTAAAGGTTGCTTAGGCAAAGCAGCGCCCGATGAACCCGTGTTCATTTTACGCGGGCAGGATTTTCACGCACCGTTTGCGGTTCGACGGTGGGCCGAAGCTGCGGCGGTCACGCTAGGCGACGGCCACCCCAAAGTTACCGAAGCTTTGGAATGCGCTCAAGCAATGGAACGTTGGCCGAACCGCAAACTGCCCGATTGACTAATTCCGACCGTACGCGTACGGTTGGCATGCGTGCCGGCGCTTCCGGCAAATTGAAAATAGATCATGAGGAAATAGGAAAATGACGCAGCAGAGACAGTACGAAGCCTTTACGTTGTTCAATGTTCGCATTGTGGACATGCGGCACTTGTGGAACCCGAGTGACACGTACAAAGGACAGAAGCAACAGAAGCCGAATTACTTCGCCGGGTTCATCGTGCAGAAGACGCAAGCGCACTGGTCGAACGAACCGGGGCTCGCCGGTCTGGTTCAAGCACTTGTGAAACTCCATCAGAACAATCCGCAGATTGTAGACTGGCGGATTGAAGACGGCGACACGCCAAACGCTGAAGGCAAATCGTCGGAGTACGCCAAGGGTCACTGGCTGTTGAACGCGTCGAGCAGCAACCCGATCAACGTTGAACTGGTGCAGGCCGGTGGCGCGTTGGTGAAGCTGCAAAACAAGGTCGGTGTCAAGTCGGGCGATTACTGCATGATTGGCGGTTCGGCAGCCGTCAGCGGTCAGAACAACCGCGCGGCGAAGCTCTACCTTAACGCCGTCGTGTTCACGGCTCCGGGTGAAGAAATCGTTTTCGCCAACACGGTTTCCGGTGCCGAGTTGATGCAGCGCGCGCAACAGCAAGGCTTGCAAGTTGCGGGCTTTGCCCCTGGCGGGGGCTTTGGCGGCTTTGGCGGCCCCACTCCGGGCGGTTTCCCGGGTCAGGGTGGCGGCTTCGCTCCGCCGAACGGGGCGCCGGGTTTCACCCCGCCCGGGACCGGCTTTGCCCCTGGCGGGGGCTTTGGCGGCCCTGCCCCGCAGGGTGCCCCGGGCCATGGTGGGCCGGCTTTCGGTGGGAATGCGACATTCCCTTCTAACCCGGGCGGTGCGGTCCCTTTCGGTACTGTCCCGCAACCCGGAGGCCCTGCGCCTTCCAATGCGGGACAGTATGCACCCGGGACGACGTCCCCTTTTAACCCGGGTGGCACTCCGCCGAACCCCTTCGGCCAGCGCTAACTTCAAGACGGAAACTTACACCCGGGGCGAAACAAACTGCCCCGGGTTCTTTTTGAGGACGCACCATGGAAGTACGCCCGCGCGGTTGTGACTATTCCGTACACGTACACGTTGACGAGCGGCATTTTATTGTCGAGTATGACGAATGCGGTAACGTGTTGCGCATAAAAGAGCGCAAGAAAAAAGAAAACCCCACGATTGGCGTTTATGACGTATCATGGTGGGTACCAAGCAGTCACGTACTGGGAAAAAGCCCGTACACGCGCCCTAGGCGCGTCATCGCCGCAGCGGCGGCCAAAATGGCGGCAGAAGACGCGGCGCACAATGCAACACCCTGACGACCTGTTATGCGACTTCGAAACCCGTAGCCGTACGGACCTGAAGAAAGCAGGCGCGCGGCGATACGCGGCTGACCCGAGCACGGGCGTCACTTGCGTTGCGTGGGAGTTCCGGAGCGTCGAAAAAACGGCGTGCCCCGTACACCCGCATTTAGGCACGCATCAATTAGCCGACCTGTACGTGGACGTGAGGCAATGCCGGCGGTTCGTCGCGCACCACGCCAATTTTGACGTCAGCATTTTGCGCGCCGTTAACCCGTTCCTGCACCTGCCGATATCGAAGATTGATTGCACCATGGGCCGCGCGCAAGCCGTGGCGTTGCCTGGCGGTTTGGATCAAGTATGCAACGCGCTCGGGATCAAGGGGAAAGACCCGCGTGGCCGGGCGCTGGTTATGGCGACGTGCAAGCCCCAGCGCGACGGTACGTTTAACGAAGACGTACAGACGTATCGGGATTTGATTGCTTATTGCGTGCAGGACCGTCGAGCGTTGCGCGATCTGGACAGCCGCTTGCCGCCGCTGTCACCGCCCGAACGTCTGGTATTTGAGCGCACCTGGCGCAAGAATGAAGTGGGCTTGCCAATTGACGTGCATCTGGCAACCGCCATTGCCATGCGTCGGCAGGAGATTGAACAGGAGAGCACCGCGAAGCTGATGGAGTTGACGCAGAACGCCGTCACGAAGCTGTCGCAACGGTCGCGCATTCTGGAGTGGTGCAACGGGGGCAACCGCGCCGCAGGGCTGGAGAGCACGCAGAAACACATTGTCGCGGAGAAGCTGCTAGAGGAAGACTTACACCCGGACGTGCGGATTGTTCTGGAGCTACTGCAGGCGGAGGGCGGTTCGGCACCATTGAAGGCGCAAGCCCTGCTAGATCGCCATGTTGGGGGCTTCTACAAAGACGCCACGCGGTATTTTGGCGCGCGATCGGGGCGCGGCACGTCCGAAGGTGCCAACATGTTCAACATTGCGCGCCCGTCCGGCAAGTACGACGGCAAGGAAGGCCGGCCGACGATTGACCAAATTATCGATCGGCTGAAACAGGGTCACACGTCGCTAGGCAACACGGCGTTGACGGACTGCTTGCGCGGTACAATCGTCGCTCCGCCTGGCTATCTCGTTTGCGATAACGACGCGTCGCAAGCCGAATTGCGTTTCGCGTTGTGGATGGCAGGTGACCAAGAACGCTTGAACATTATTGCGACGCCCGGCAGTGACTTGTACATGTACAACGGTATACGGGTTTTCAACCTGCCCGAAACGGCGACCAAAGCCACGCACCCCAAAGAACGGCAGACCGCGAAGAACGTCACCCTAGGCGGCAACTATCAACTGGGGTGGAAGACGTACATGGCGTTCCTCATTAAGACGGCAGCCGAAAACGGTTTGCGCCGTCATGAGATAACAGAAATCAAAGCCCGTACGGATATCGACGGCTACCGAAAAGCCAACCCGCTTCTAGTGCAGCTTTGGTACGATCTAAGCGACGCTTTCAAATTCGCGATTTATGAACAGCCCGGCCGCATTTTCCCCGCCGGTAAAGTTGCGTTCCAGAAAGACGCGTACGGAACGGTATGGATGCTTCTGCCCTCTGGTCGCGCCGTTCCGCACTACTCCGCACACATTACGCACGGCGGCGAAATGGCATTCTTCCGTGGCAAGTTCGGTGCCATGCTGCGCCAGAAAGCCTTCGGCGGTTCGTTGCTGGAAATCGCGTGCCAGTCAATGACGCGCGACCTGGTAACCGAAGCTGAAGCCGACATAGAAAACGAGCTTCCCGACGTCACGCTGATCTTGGACGTTTACGACAGCATTTTGTCACTGGCGCCCGCGCACGTCGCAAAAGAACGATCGGAGCAAATGCGCGCAATCATGCGCCGGCCGCGCCGCTGGACGTCGGGACTACCGCTCGATTGCGAGGGGTACGAAAGCGAGCGCATGCGAAAATGACGTTCCGGCTGTCTGCAGTGTATGACCATGTGTGCCCGAAGTGCGAAGCCCCGTACGGCGAAAGCTGTCGGCGAGTGCGCAAGATCAGACGGCCGGCGATTGAGCCGGTCATAAACCCCCACGCCGAACGCTACGCGGTGCAAAAGGCTTGGGAACAGCCATCGTTATTTCCGCTTGACAGCGTACGGAAACCTGCGTACATGGGTATTATTGAACGCAAACCGCTGGAGAGCGAAACATGACGAAGTTGAACACGACAAATCAAATGGTGCGGGAGTTTGAACGCGTGTTAGGTGCACCCGTGCAACGTCCGAAATTCAAGCGACACGAACAAGCCCGCGTGCCGGTGTACGGTAAAGACGGAAAAGTCATAACTACCGTTCTCAAACAATGCACTTCGATCGGCGCCGCCAAGGCCGCAAAAGCCACGGCCTGCGAGTGGAGCATGCGACACAGCCCGGCGGGCTGGGTGGTGAAATGATAGCTGAAATCGGCCGTTTCGTCGTTCGCGATTTGAACCCGTGGGAAGGTCCACGGGTCTTTCGCTTGACTGGCGATCCGGCCGTGACGCGTTACATGGGCTTCATGACGCACACCGACGAAGCGCAAGCCGCGCGACTTATCGAGCGCTACCGCAGCAACCCGGCCGCGCGTTGGCTGGCCGTGTGTCCCGTTGATGACCCTGCAGACGTGCTAGGTATCGCGGGTTTTGAAGTCCGAGGGCACCAAGCTACAATAACTATCATGTTTCGCAATGACTGGAAAGCACGCGGCGCCGGCCGGCAGTTCTCCGTCCCGTTCGTGCAGTGGATTTTCACGCACCCGGACGTGTGGCGCGTGTGGGCCTACTGCCATGTTGACAACCTGCCCGTACAACGTGTTTTAGAACGCATGGGGGCGGAGCGGGAAGGCCGGCTGCGGCGGTTCGAAGTGTTCCCGAACGTCAGCGACGAACCGCAGGACGTGTACGTATACGCAATCGTGCGGTGATGAGCAGGCATCATTTATAGGAGACGAAAATGGGTTGCGACATTCACAGCCGCGCTGAAAAATGCGTGAACGGGAAGTGGCTGGTCATTCCGGGGTTCGAGCCCTTCGATTGGCGAAGCTACGGCATGTACGGGTTTCTAGCCGACGTTCGGAATTACTCCGCCGTGCCGCCGCTATCGCAGCCGCGCGGGCTGCCCAATGACGCCCCGCCAGACGAGGAAGAGGGCATCTGGCTTGGGGACCACTCTTTCTCCCGGCTTTCGCTGAAGGAGCTTACAGCCTTCAATTACGATCAGCCACTAGAGGATCGCCGATACACGCGGCAAGAGGCCCCGAATTACTTCAATGGCGCCGCCACAGCCGAGCCCGGCAATGGCAAAATGACGACCTACCGAGAGTTTTTGGGCGAGGCTTTCTTTAAGGATCTGCAACGCCTACGCGAAATGGGCGCCGAGCGCGTCGTGTTCGGTTTCGACAGCTAGTCACATCCCAACTGCTAAACAGCAACTAACGGAACGCCAACGCCCCAAGCGCGAACGCCAGCACTGCCACGCTGCAAAGCACAGTCCCGACACAGAGCGGTGAAACCCAACGAGCATCTGTCATGCTCAAAAATGTAGCAACTCCGCACGGCGGGTTGTATCCGTATAAGTACGGAGTTGTCTAGAACATAGTCGCCAGCGACCCGAGCCCGCCGAACATGGCACCGAGCCCGCCGCCCTTGCCCTTGTCGTTTTCCGCTTCAGCCTTCGCCAGCGCGGCCTGGTTGTTCATCTGCGACGACGTCACGCCGGCCTGTTGGCCCGTGGCCGTGGTGCCGACGCCGATCGCGCCGAACATGTTTCCGAGCGCGGTCTCCAACTGGCCGAACTGCTGTTGATTGCCCTTCAGATAGCTATCGTACGCGGCCCGTGCGTCAGTGCTGGCGATGCCTTGGGCGATGCCCTCACGGGCGCGGAGGTTGGTCCCTGACAGAAGCTGCCCCCGTGCCGAAGCGCTGGCGTCCTGCGCCTGCAGCCCTTGGTCAAGCTGGTAGGCGGCCCCGGGCGACATTTCGTAACGATCCATGAATTGATCGTAACCTTGGACCTCGCCGGCCTTCGCCTTGACCTCGCCAATGGTGTTCGCCGCTGCCGGCAGGAAAGACTGTCCGAAGCTGTTGTAGGGCGCCACGGTGCTGCCAAACTGGCCTGCGGTGGCGTCCAGCGTCTGCTTGCCTTCCTGCAAGCTATCGTCCGCCATCATGCCGCCGATCACGGCCCCGAGGCCGGCACCGAAGCCCGTTGGAGCAGCCATGTTTTGGACCCCTTGCAGTGTATGACAGTTTCCGGTATAGCCTAGCACCGATGACGTCAGAACGCAAAACAACCATGGTTTCCGCCCGCCTGCCGGCCGCACTGGTCGCGCGGGCCGATTACGTGGCCCGGAATACCGAGGGCGAGGTAAAGAACCGCTCCGCAGCCGTGCAGGCCGCGCTAGAAGCATGGCTCCCGGGGCAGGAAACGCAGCTTCAGGAACTTGGCATCATGCCGAAAAAGGGAACCAAATGATGCAGGCGCTTCAGATCGTGGCCGGTAGCTGGCCGATGGCAGTTATCATCGTGGGTGTCGCGGTTGTCGCCGCCACGTACCTCACGGTGCGACGCGGCATGACGAACGAAATAGTACGGAACGCCAACCGCGCTGTCGTCGTGCGCGGCCGGCGTGACGACGAATGAAGCCGTTTGCCTTCGCAAAACGGTCGGAAGCCAGTTTGGCGTCGCTGTCCGCAAAACCTGCGAAGAAAAAGGCCGTACGGAAGACGGTTGAAAACGACGAAACCTGTCTGCAGAAGCATCAAAAGCAATGGCTCGATAAAACGGGCCTTTGGTCCCGGCTGCTGATTTTCCACGTTGCCAACGAACGCAAGGGCAGCATCGGCGCCGCCATGCACTTCAAGCGCATGGGCGTACGTCCGGGCGTGGCGGACTGGCTCGTATTTCCGCCCGGCCGTGCAATCGCCATTGAAAACAAAGACGACGAAGGTGAGCAAGACGCCAACCAAGAAATATTTCAAAAGAAATGGGAAGCCGCCGGCAACACGTACATATTGGTACGTACGCTTGACGAGTTTAAGGCCGTCATAAACGGCCTTGTTATGTTTGGCTAGAACGGGAACGGCGTCCACGTCGCCACGCCCGTCTTGATGTAGATACGAGCACCCACGGCACCGCCGATGTTCGCATACCAATCGTTGACGCTCCCGAGGCCGGCTGCCGGCGCACCGACGCCGCTGCGGACTTGGGGCCGCGCGCTCAGTGTCGTAATTTGGCCGTTGATCGTGGCAATTGACGTCGCAAGATTTAAGACGTCGTTTTGCAACGCCGCGATTTGCAGCCCTTGCCCGAACTGCCCGCCGGACAGCGAAAGAATAGCCGCTGTGTTAGCCGCCACGTCCGCGAACAACTGCGTTAGCCCCGTGACCTCGCTCGGGTCAATACCGCCTTCGTTGCTTAGGACGCTGGTAACCTCCAAAAGCCAGCGGTTGAACGATTGCCATTGCGGGCCGGTCAAGTCGGGCGGAGGCGGTATCTTTTGGGCCATTTGACTTATCCACAGTTGTACGGTAATGTCAGTGCAGATCAACGAGGAACGCTTGACATGTTTACCATACAATACGAAGCGATCGGCGGCGAACATAAAATGCAGACCGTAGACGGTAACAACCGGCGCAAGCTAGTCGCACACCTGGCGAGCTTTCCCGCACCTATCGTTGCAGTTTACGAACAGGCAACACCCATAACGAAGACGATACGCAAAGAACTGGCCGACTGGCCCGGAGCCAAGACCCGCCACGCCGTACGCTTCGCTAACTGCCCCCTGTAGCCTGCATGAATAGTTCGTCAATCGTGAACGGCGCTTGCGTCCCGCTGTACTGCAGACGGAACTGACGACGGCGCCCCGTCCCAAACTCCCGCCCGATCGCGCGCCGCGTGCCGGGCTGCGGTAGCAGGATTTGACGCGCACCGCGCCACGTTACTGCCTTGTCTTCCGACCAGTCGAGCGTAAACGTTCCGGCCGCCGGCCCCATGGACGAAGTCACGTCAAGCGAATTGAACGTTTGACGCGCTTCCTGACTGCCAACCCACGGCGTAATCATCACGCGCGACATCGCGCCGGCCGGTTCGCTGGCGCTGTTGATATCGAGTGAACAGATATGCCCCGTGTCCAAGCCGACGTAAGTTGCGCCGCCTGCGGTTTCCGTGGCGCAACGTCCCGCGTGGTCAAGCCGACCGCCCGGCGATTGGCGGTAAGACCAAACACCCGTAGACCCCGCCAATTCAAGGGACCACGAACCGGGCAGCGTGAGCACGTAGAAATCGCTACCGCCTTGACCGTACGCGTACGCGGTAAGCTGTGACAATTCCGACAACGTGAGTTGCTGCAGGAGCAAATCCACCCACGCCGGGGATATTGGGTTGCCGGACTGGCCGACGCAGAGCCATATACGGCGATCGGTCGCAACGAACATGATGATATCACGCAACACGGCGAGCGACGTACGGGCCGCCAGCCCCACGGACACAAGCGAGTTGGGGAACGGAATAAACGGCATGTCGGTGTTCGCGCCGCTGTTGTACCACTGTTCTAGCGACCTGGCGCCAAGCGGCCACAGCACGCGGCCCGATACCGCCAAATCCACGACGCGATCGGCGCGGGCTTCCTTGGTGCCCCAGCTATTCGGGAGCACGTTTGCCGGTGCCAGCGGCTGCGAACGATAGACGCGATCACTCTGGTTCGTGTAGTAATTCGACGCAGCGGACCAAAGCGCCTGATTGTCCAATTCCGCGACGGCCGAAGGGTCGAAGTTGATTGAAGCGTCAAATCCGCAATTGGCAACGCCGCCAAGAACTGTCGCAATGTATCCGGTCCCCGCCATCAAAGAATTGTTGATGTTCATATTCGTGGCGATGGCGAGCGCCGTACGGTCTTCCGCAAAACGGATAATCGGCTGTGTCGCGTGTACGGCAACGAAGCCGGCGAGCACGGGGACGCTGGTATCAACAGCACGCCATATCGAGCCGTCAGCGTGGCCGCTCCAGATCGTATTCAAAGCGTGGTGGATGGCGAGGCACGGCGCCGTAGTTGGCCGGCAAATCGTCGTCAGGCCCGGAGCGCCAACAAAACGGACCTTCGATACCTTGCCTTCCTTCATTTCGCGCGGGACCACGCGCACGTTGACTAGACGGCTTGCGCCTTCGTCTAGGTTCTTCGGGTCCGCAAACGAACCTAGGACGTCAAGAGGCGGCATGCGTCACCCACGGCCAGTTTTGACGGCGTAGCATAATCCACGACGTACCTTTTTGTTGATGCGTAACTCCGTGCCCAAACAATGGTGCCCACCACGGCGCCAGAAGCCGCAACACAGTAGAAAGTTTTCGGGTGTGTTCAGCCCATTTAAAAACCATTAATCCTTCGTACGTCGTCACGCGATGAGCTTCTCTGGCCGTACCTTCGATAATGCTGGTTATCTGCTCTGCCGTCCAGTGCCCGTACGAACGAACCATGTTGCCGCCGGAATTGTTTTTATGTGGCGGGTCAAACACTACCAAGTCAAACGGGCCATTAAACGGAAGTGCGCGGCTGTCCGCAACGATGTCCGGCCGCACTTCGGGCCTGATGTCTACGTACAGCGTTTCGTGGTTGGCTTTGTCATGCCACACTGCACGGTTGCCGGCAGACAGGTCCAGTATTTTCATGACCTCACGAACCTAAGCCATTGCTGGCCGCGTGCCCAATCCCGCCAGCGTGCATTGACGCGTTCGGCGTCCTGCAAAATGACAACGATATCATTCGGACTTTTGCCGTACGACGAAAAGATACGCCGGCCCAAGAGCAGCGCCGCGTCGTGAACGCCTTCGGGCGGGAGTTCAACAACGGAGCTTGCGTCAACGATCGGTGCCAGCCGGCCGCCGTATTCTATCAATGCGTTGACAGTCGAGCGCGGGGGCTGCCACGCGGTTATCAGTACGGAGCCGTCCGCATGGCGCTCCTGATGCCATTTCGTGATAATGCCCGGATACGTGGTTCGCACTACGTCGGCAATCGGTGCCATGCGGGTTTCGCGGTTCACCGTCAGATTGATATCGTTCATCCAAATAGCGCGTACGGCGACCGCGTCACGCTGCACGGCGTAAAGCGGGTCCGATACTCCGACAGTGAACGAATAAACACTTCCGGTCACGCCCGCCGGCAACTGTACGGCAACGCGTTTGATAAGGTACTGGCACGCGCCGTCCGCGTTGTCGGCGCGCAACAGATCATTCAATATGATTGTGTTGTTCGTCAGATCGGCCGGCGCGGCCGGTTCTGTCTGGTCTATGATGCCGAACAGCCGCAGCGCGGTTGTGATGATATCTGCGGCTGTGGCCATGTTCAAACGCCCTTAACGGCTGCCCACGGAGGCGCCCACAATTCGAGTTCGGGAAGGTCTTTGTCCGTCTTGTTCACGTCTTCCATTTGATCGTTGGCATCAGGCGGCGTAACCGTACGCAACGAACTGGACGGAATGAACGTGCCGTCGTAATCCTGCGGAACGATCGTGACCAAGTTGGAAACCTTGGCGGACAGCGGCGCATTCGGACCGATGAATGCGGCCGACTTGCCCATGTTGGCGTAATAGGGAACCGACGTTAGCAGGTTCGCAAGCCGCGTCGCGTCGTCGGGTGCCGGCTTCGGAGCGTTGGCGAAGGTGCTGGTTGTGCCGACCTCCGGGCCGTTGCCCCATATGGCGTCCAGATTGTAGCGTAGCGGCAGGGGCTCCGCCGGGGGCTCAATCGAGCGATCGGGGTAAGCTTGGAAGTCGTACACTTCCGGCCACGGGTCCCAACAGAACCGTGTCCCGCGCCCCGACGAAGCGCTGCAGACAAGCAAGCCGGTAAGCCGCTCGCGCTTCAGCGTGTCGTAAGCCACTCGCGCGTTGCAACGGGCGCAGGCGCCCCATAATTCGGCGTTGCGAAACTTGGGCTTTCCGGATCGGTTGACCATGTCACGTCATACCACGACGACGGGGAAAGAAAAAGGGCCGCCCGCGTGTTGCAGGCGGCCCAAGTCTCGGGAGGACACCCGGGGGGTGTTACAGGCCGTCAGCGCCCGCGCTGCCGTAGATGGTGCGGAAATCCACGATGGAAGCGGCACAGCGCATCCAGATCGCAATGAGCGACGCCTGGTTGCTCCAGTTGCTGTCCTCGCGGGTTTCCAGCGGCGAACGCTCCCAAAAGGTGAAGCCCTGGCCGTTGTCCTTGTCCTGCTCCGTGGTCTGGATGAAATAGTTATCCTTGTCCACAAGGTACGGAGTTTCCACGACTTCGGGCAGCGCGCCCGTCGATCGCAGTACGTTGATGTTGTTGGTTTGCGCATTCCACTGCAGCGGCGATCCAAGAATGCGGCGGGTTTCCGGGCCGCTTTCCGGGGACAGGATGACGCGTTTCGGCAGCATGTTGATGATGAAGCCGCGCCCGTTGCGTGTGTACGAAATCTGAATAACGGCGTTTTCAAACGCCAATTCGGACACGTTCGCGGCAACAAGCTGGTTGCTCTGCAGACCCGAGGCGGTGGGGTGCGACGCGGAGATAACCGGCACACCATCGGCACGGAGGCCGTTGACGGCATCGGTGGCGACCTGCAGCGGAGCGTGGGCAATGTATTCTTCGGTCTGCCGGGCGCTGAAGGCGAGTTCCTTCATCATGCGGCTGCCAACGTCTTCGTACAGGTTATCGTCTTTGGCTTCGCGGGAGATTGCGACGGCCAGTCCGTACGAAGCATGGGTAACCTGCGTTCGATAGCCTTCGTTCGGGACGTCGAATTGTACGGGCTCCAATTCCGGCTGCTGTACGGCAAGACCGAGGCCGGCGCGCTCCGTCATGAATTCTTCGAAAGCTTTTTCCGACGACTTGGTGTCATAGAACTGCGTGTAGATCGGAGAGAGGCGTTCGTAATCCATACCGAACAGAGCGAACAGCCCCGGCCAGTATTGTGAAGGCTGCAAACTGCGGTCGATGACCTGCATGACGGATAAACCCCTTTTGGTTGCCCCGGCGTAGTGCAGGCCGGCGTTGCGAATACGGCATAAGTAGCACGCCGATGCCCTTTCCGTCAAACTATGGTATGTTCGGCCCTTGACACTGTCATACATTTGTAAGACAAGGGGCACCATGCGCGAAATTCCCAAGCTAAAACTGGACCTCAATAAGCCCGAAGAATTCGGAAACCTGGCCAACAGGCTGGCTGACGACGAACGCCGTACGGTCGCAAACGACATAATCGAACTGGTCGCGGTTGACGAAAGCAGTATGTCGGATTGGCTTGGCAAGGCCGAGGGGTTCATGCGCAAGGTAAAAGACGAAGGCCGGCAGGAGCCGCAGAACCGCGAACAGGAAGGCGCCGGGGAAGGGCCGCCCCCGGCTACCGAAATGACGCTGTCGAGCGTTATTCAATTCTCCGCCCGCGCGACCGCCGCCATTCTTGGCGAGCCCGATCTAGCCAAGGCAAGCGAACCCGGCGGCGAACAGTTGGCGGCGTGGGTGTCCAGTCAATTACGTACAGAGGACCCGAATTGGACACTCGACACCGACCCGCTTGTGATCCATATGGCGGTAACCGGCCTGGGGTGGCGCAAGCGCAATTACGACGACATGGACAAGGCTTTTGAAAGTCACTTCCTAACGTGCAAAGACGTCATAGTTAACAGCAACATCCGATCGATCGAACGCGCCCCGCGCGTCACGCACCAATTTGAACGCTACCCGTACGAAATCAAGCGCTCGATCGAGCGCAAAAAGTGGATTGACTACCACCCGCGTTTTGACGGAGCCGACAACCAAGCACCGAAGAAATTCTATGAAGTTGACTTGTGGCTGGACCTTGACGACGACGGCATAGAAGAACCATGGACCGTCGTTATCTCGCGCGACGACATTGCGGAAATCGTACGTATCCGTCCGCGCTGGTCCCGCAAGACGGTTGTGGACACCGACGACGCGCTGTTTTTTAACGCCGTGCGCCGGTTCTATCCGTACCGCTTCCTGCCGGACCCGGAGGGCGGCTTTTTCCCGATCGGCTTTGGCGAACTGTTGAACCGCGTGGAAAACAGCGCCGATCAATTGCTTGCGTCCATTACCGACACCGCAAAGAGCGAAAGCGAAAACGGCGGCGTACTGGCCGGGGGCGGGTTTGGGCTGCCCGACAAAATCGAACTGAAGGGCAACCGCGTCACCACGGTAAACACGGATGGCGCTCCGCTGGCGAACCGCTTTTCGGCGTTCCCGTCAAAGTCGGTGTCTTCGGGCTCCGTCGCGGTGTTTGAAAAGCTGACGGCGCTGGGTGACCGCCTGGCCGGCACGTTGAACGTTCTGGACAACGCCCCCGCGTCCATGTCTGCCACGATGGCCCGGGGCGTGATCGACAACGGGCATCAGATACAGGGGGCCGTGCACCGCCGCCTTGTGGCGTCCATGACGCAAGAGTTCCGAATGTTTGTGCAGATGGCGGACGCGTACGACGCGCTGCCACAAGGCGCGGTTGCTGCCGGCGGTAAGGGCGTGGCCGTGACGGCCGATCCGCAGCTTGCGACGGAAATGCAGCGTGCGGCACTTGCCGGCGTGTACATGGAAATGATAGGGCAGGCAGCCGAGGGCGTGCCGTGGAATATGAAAGCCCTGCAGACGCGGCTGGCCGCGACCTTGCGCCTGCCGAACCCGGAAGAACTGCTTGGCTCCCCGAGCCCGCCACAGGCCACGCCTTGGGAGAAGATGCAGGGTGCCGTCGCTCTGATGAAACAACAGACGGAAAAAATAAAGGTGGGCGGCGCCGTAGCTGTACAGTTGACGCAGGCGCTTAAGAACATAGTTGACGCTAACGGCGGCATGATTGACGCGCGCATGGCTTTGCTGAATATAGCGCAGATCGAAAACACCGTGGAAAATCTGATGAAGGACGCAGGCAATGCAGGCAGCTTCGCTGACGGAATGGCGCAACAGCCCGGAAACGCAAGCCCTCCTGGCTTGCCTCCGCCAGCGCAAGACGGCGGTGTTGGCGCAATTCCTGGCGGGGTCAACGGTGTCCCCGACGCAACAGGGGATGGCGGCGGCGTTCCATGAACTGGACACGCTATTGACGGGTCCCGTTGACAAG